AGGATAATGCTTACGTAATTCTGATCTTGTCATCTCTGTTTGTATACCAACAAAAGATGCTTCTTCGATTGACGTAGATTCACGCGATATTCTAAAGTTTTCTGGTGGAACTAGGTCTAATTTTACACGAGATCTATCAATTGTTTTCTTTAATCGTACGTTTATGTACATTAATTCTGCTTGCGGCTGCATACTTGTTAATGGATCTGCAGGTGCAAAATCATTTTCAAACTGTAATTCGCCAACAATTTCTGTATTTTCATCTGAAAGTAATTCATCTAGCTTAGCTTGTGAAATTCTTTCGTATTCTTCAAACTCATGCTTCTTATCTTCTATATATGTCCAGCGACATACAGAATTTTTCCATAATAACGCAGCTTTAATCCACTGAGACATAAGCTCCCAGCCGTTATTCTTTTTAAACAAACAATAATTTACTATAGCTGAAGCGTCTTTGGCCGCAGCAAAGCTGCCTGGTGAGTCATCATAAGGCACAAAGCGTGCTAGTTTATTATTACTTAAAAATAAATCTGATATAATTGCAGTATATGCTTCAACAACTTCTGTTGTAGATGTATCAACAATGGTACTTACGCCCTGTGGTGTTAAATGACTTTCAGGTACACCAGCATATTCATATGTAGCTTTTAATCTTTCTCTTGATAGATCTGCTGAATCCAGCCAATCACCGCTAGAATTCATTATACCTCTATCAATAAGCTCAACTAATTCCTCATCAGTTACAGGTTCTTTATATCCATGAGGTTCGGTCATCTCTTACCTCCTTGATGCATAAGAACTTTCTTTTTTAAGTCCTGTAAATCTGAAACTGCGTATGAACCAGGTTTAGGAAGAGTTCTAGGTTCTTTCTTTTTCTTTCCTTTACCTTTTAAATATTGAGGCTCATTACCATTTTGTATAAATCTTTCAAACATATTCCGCTCCTGGGATTTTTAACATGTACATTCTTTTTTGTTTGCTAGCTCTGCTAATAATTCTTTATTTCTTTTTAGTAATTTATAATGGGCTTTTTGTAATTCTTTTAAATCCATTTTAGTTAACCATAAAGCTTGTCTTGCAGATAACATTTCTCTTCTTAATGTTTCTTCAAAACTTTCTTCATGATTTTGCCATCCTTGTCCATTGATAACCATATCATCCTC